TTTCCAGCTTGATCACAATCTCGCCGCCGATGAGCTGATCGGTGTCAGTGACCTTGGCCAGCCCGATGGCACGCATGATGTCGCCCAGCTGCGCCCGTCCGATTTCCTCTGCTTTGGGATTTTGGTTCTTGATGTTGAGATTTCCGAAAACGACCCGGCCCTGGTGAGTCGGGCCAGTGATGTCGTAACGCAGTTTGATGTATTGACCGTTCCCGGCCTTGGTGTCCTTGAGTTCGGACTGCGAGATGGTGGCGGAATACCATCCAGCAGGCAGCGGATCAAAGTTGCCTTTTCCTTGCGGCAGTTCGTTGACGTTGAATTCTTCAGTTAAGAAAGCCATGATTTAATCCTTAAAGGTAATTTTGAAAGACGGGCGGCCAGGCTTGGCCGTGATTGCTGCAGCTAACGGACGGGTAATTGCTTCATCTGCTGACTTCCAGATCGCCATGTTGATTTCCGGTTTCCACCTGAAAAGCTTGGCAAGGTGCTCAGTCAGGCCAAACTCGGCTGCGAGTTCTTGGACTTTTTCACCATCAACCTTGCGATCAATCCGGCCAGAGACTTTGACCACAAAGCCTTCCGGCTCGGCGGTTTCGGTGGACTCAAAGTCTGGCGGAATCGCCAGCAGCTTGACCATCTGATCCTCGATCTTGCGGCGATCGGTCGTGGCCTTTTCCTCGGCGGTCTTATGGAGAATCCATTCGGCGCTGAGAGTTTTAAGGTCGCTCATTTCTTCCCCGCGATCTTGGCAATGATGGCACCCAGATCAGGCGCTTCCCAAGGCTCCAGCTTGCCGGAGCGATCTTTTGCCAGCCACAGTCCATCCGAGTCACACATCAAAGCCCGTTGTGTCGTGCCTTCGGCATCCTTCTCGACCCGCAGGGCCAAGACTTCATCAAAGAAGTAGGGCAGTCCTTGAGTCAGTGACTTGCCGGGCATTCCGGGGTTGTAGAGAATCCGACCCATTTCGTCGGCGCTTTTCTCCAGCTTGGCGGTCATGAACACGTGCTTGCCGGGCAGGTCTCGGAAGGCGCGGATCAAGTCCTGCATGGTGGAATTCATCTCGCCGTATGCCGCCCGGCCATCCTTTTGTTTCTTCAATTCCTCATGCAGCACGACCTCGGCAACTTCGGAAATGCTGTCTAGCACCACAGATTCAAAGCCCGTGGCCTCCTTGCTTTCCTTGCACCAGGTGAAGGCTTCCCGCATATCCTCCATGCTGCCGATTTCCAGATAAGGTAAATTAGCATCCTGGATGGACAACAAACCACCCTCGGCACTGAGCACAATCACGTTCGGCAGCGTCTTGATGAGCGTGGTCTTACCGGCACCAGCGGCACCGTAGACCAGCAACTTCACGCCATTCTCGGCAAGACTGCCGGTATTTTTCAGCTTAATAGCCATTATTTTCCTTCCGTAAAAATTAAGATTGAAAAAGTAATCACTCCGCCAACAACGCAGACCCAGAAACAGACCTCGGAAATACTCATTGTTCGTCCTCGTCTGTGTAGTCAGTTAAGGCAAGGTCATAAACAAGGTCGGAGTCGGTCAGGTAATTGACTAGCATCGTCTTGACCCGCCTGATTTCATTCTCAATGCGATACGCCAATGCGTCCGTGTCGGATGACATGGCGGATACATACATTTCCCACGCATAAGACGGATCGCGGTTTTCAAGCAGATATTCGTAAAGGTCAAACTGCACCCGCCCTTTCACCGGAAAACGTCCGTAATCCAATACGGTATCAATCACTTCTTCCAGCGCCAGTTCTAATGCTCTGTCGCTCGGCTCTGGACGGTGACCGGGATAGCAGCGAGGGCAGTCTGTGGCACCGCAAGGGCAGGGTTCGTTTTGCATTTTATTTCCTTTCTGTTGGTAAATTAATTGCGCCCCATTGCGCTGCCATTGCGTCGGCTATGCCCGGATAAGTCATGCTTCGCAGCGCCCAACGATCTGCCGACGGGCCTAGTTTGTTTTGTCCGCTGTCGGTTTGATTAGCCCAACGATTTTTACCGTCTACTAAACGAGGGTTTATAAACTTTGTTGGGCGTAGTATCGGCAACCCTTTCAGCCATAAACAGGTCTTTTTGCTGGCATCGTGCCCGAACTGGTAGGGCTGAATAATCTGGTCAGGCTTTCGGATACGGCTGCTAATTATGGAAACCGGGTTTTCAATAGCAATTTGCGGTATATCGCATTCCATCAGGTAACGCACGAAGTCCAGAGCCGCAGCCTGTTCCGGCTGCTTATCCTTGAACCATCGCGCACCAGATACCGACAAATGAGTACATGGCGGATGGGCTATCATCAAATCCCAACCATCTTTAAGCACCGGCAGCACATCGCCCTGAATATGCGGCCCCGGCTTCTCAGTCGGCAGCAGGTCGCAACTAACAGCATCGTGGCCAAGTGCAATGAAAGCATCGCGCACCGTTCCGCTAAACTCGCAAGCAATCAAGACGCGCATAACGCCACCTTACCCAACAGATACCGGTCAAACGGCCCGATCTCGTCTTTGCTAAACCACATACGCCCGTTGTAGGAAACTTTGCATACCCAATCGCCATGCTGATTTACAACAATCCCGCCGTTACCGATCTCTGAACAACCACCGTTTGATTCATCGCGGAATTCTTCCCATTTATCAGCAGCATCAGCAGGTGACTCAACCGGAGAAACACCAGACTCGCACACAAAGAAAAATTTGTTGGGGCGATTCCATACATTCGGTTTTTTTTGAGTTACGTTGATGTCCATCTTTGCTTCTCCTTTAATGCCTCGGTCTGGATGTCAGGGTGAGGCGATGTAGAGATTATGATCGTTTGTGATATGATGTGCAAGCGTAATCGTAAATATATTTACAAGGAAGCATAAATGCTCACAATTAATGAAGTTAAACAAAGGCTTACCGACGCTAATCTGCGACGGGTGGCGGTAAAGGCTGGTGTTCACCCGGCCACTGTCTACCGTTTTATGCAGCCCGACAGCCAACCGAGCTATGAAACGGTCAAATTGCTGAGTGATTATTTGACAGCTCAGGAGGCGGTCAATGGCTAACCTAGAAAACGTGCTCGGTGGCCCTTGGGCTCCACCCCCCGAAAAGCTGGTGGCTCCGCCCGGCGTGCAACTGATCGACGCCATGCGTGCAGCCGGTCTTGAGCCACCGGACGAGATCCACTTTGACGGCAAAATCCACCGCTTCCGATCCGGCACCAAAGGCTCCCCCGGCCACGGTGACAAGCCCGGCTGGTATTTGGTGTTCGGTGATGGCATCCCTGCAGGGCGTTTTGGCTGCTGGCGTGCTGGCATGGAAATCACTTGGCGTGCCGATGTTGGCCGAAAGCTGACCGAATTCGAAGAAATGGCCCACGCCAGACGAATAAACGAGTCCAAAGTCCTGCGGGAAGCCGCCCAAGAACGCCAGCATAAAGTGGCCAGTGAGACGGTCGAGAAGATCTGGCTCAGCGGTATAGCGGCCCACCCAGATCACCCCTACCTGAAACGCAAGGGAATTCAGACCCACGGAGTCCGCACCACCGGCGATGGCCGGTTGATGGTGCCTCTATACGATGCCGACGGCACTCTGGCCACCCTCCAATACATCGACGATGATGGCGGCAAGCTCTATCACCCAGGCGGTCAGACGGGCGGTAAATACTGGATGGTCGGCACAATGGACGAACCGGGCGTTCTATTCGTAGCCGAGGGATTCGCTACCGCGGCGACCATCCACGAAGCCACCAGCCGTCCTTGCGTGGTGGCCTACAGCGCCAGTAATTTAGTGCCGGTGACTGGCACGCTCAGAGAAAAACACGGAGCCACCCAAGACATTGTGATCGTGGCAGACCATGATTCCTCTGGTGTCGGGCAGCGGTATGCAGAACAGGCATCTGCCAAATATGGCGCTCGGATGGTCATGCCGCCAATCCTCGGTGATGCCAACGACTACGCCCAAGCCGGGCACAATCTTGTAGGGCTTCTGATGCCAATCAAAGATGACTGGCTTATCCCAGCCGACGAATTCTCAGGCCAGCCCTCCCCGATCAGTTGGCTGGTCAAGCGGTGGTTACAGTCCAATGCCTTAATTATGGTTCACGGCCCATCAGGAGGCGGCAAGACCTTTATTGTGCTGGACTGGTGCCTCCGCATTGCCAGCGCCATCCCAGACTGGTGTGGCCACAAGGTGCGCCAGGGAAACGTGGTCTATCTGGCCGGTGAGGGTCACCACGGTCTGCGCGGCAGGGTAGCGGCTTGGAAGCACCACAATGCCACAACATCCAAGCTGGCCATGTGGCTGTCCAAAGATGGCTGTGATCTCAACACCCCGACCGGCTACCTCAAGGTGGTCGAGCAGGTCAGGATGCTGCCAAACCCGCCAAATGTGATCGTAGTCGATACCCTGCACCGGTTCCTGGCCGGTGACGAGAATTCGGC